ATTACACTGTCTATGACTCGCGAGCGTACGTGTGTGGTGTCTTGAAAGTGTCCACTGCGTGGTTGCCCTACACCAGAATTATACACGCTGTGGCCCCAAATCGCAACGTTTCACGTACGGATGCTTATGCCAGGCAATGGAAAGAGATGCTTGATGCCTTGGCGGCCGCCTTGGATGACTGTCCTCACAACTCTGTTGTAGGCATACCGCTCCTTGGAGCTGGTATTTATGGTGGTGATAAGATTTGGATAGCCCACGAACTGCACAGCATGGCAAAGCTGTTAAAGCGGAAGGACATAGAAATTCGGTTGTGCTCAGGAACAGCTAGTGATGCGGCTGAGAATAAGCAAGCTATCTTAATGGCTCTGCAGTCAGGAGGTCTGGCTTTGAAATTTAATAAGAGAAAACACTCGTGGTTGTCAAATATGAGCCCAGCCACAGTTGTAGATGAGACAGGGACCGAATGGCCATCCGTAGAGCACGCTTATCATGCTAAGAAGCTTGTTCTTCATGGGGAGAGTCCGGAGATCCTGTGTGGCCTGACGGCCGCACAGGCTAAGAAACGAGGTCGCTCTGTCAAAATTAGATCAGGTTGGTTCCGTGATAATGTTGAGGTGATGACTCGTTATGTTTTTGAAAAATTTGGTAACCCGATGTTGGCCGAGATGCTTCTTGACACCGGGTATTGTGAGCTGATTGAGGAGACATTTGATGAATTCTGGGGCTGTGGTAAACATGGGTGTGGCCGGAACACTCTTGGCAGAATACTCATGTTTGTTCGCAGTGAACTGTTTCAAAAGCGTAGTCGTGAAAGGGTAGTGTGTCGCAGCACGAATGAGGTCTACCTTCGTCCGGCCAATGGACCAGCTCCCACGCTGGTGACCAAGCCTCATCTGGAACCAATGCCTGACCCAGTGCTCTTTGACCCTACGCCTATTGATAATGCCATCAAGGAAGTGACTCTGAAGTTAGCTCCAGCCACCAAGTCCAGGCCCCAGGTTGCGACTCCTGCTCAAGTTCCAGAGGTGACAACTGGGGGTAGTGTTAGATCATCAGATGGGGATCGACCCCCAGATGATACTGATCCCCTGCCCATATGGATATCACCAGCCAACTCGTACATACGCAAGGTTGCTGCCGATTCCCATTTTTCATTTGAGCCAGCTGTTGATGATTGTGACATGGTGAGAGGCTTTAGAAATGCGCTCAGAGAGCAGCTGGCCATATGGAAGGCGGCCTCGGCAGTGAGACTTGCTAGTTGTCGCGAGCGATGGCTTGAGGCCGTGGCGGCCTACTCCGAAGGCACCCTAAATTATCTTGCCAAACGCCATCCTGATCTGGGACTGCGACGGCACCGCACCTGGGTTCATCACCCGCGTGACAAGAATCAGTACATGGCTTGCTACAACGGGACAGAAGTCCTGCCCTATGATGCGGACACTGGGTTGACCATGGTAGATGCTAGTCTTGCCGTGGCTACTGAGCATTACCTATATGATGCTGTGATCCAACTGACGGAAGACTTCGGTGACGACTACCAGCCTCAGTTGATACAAGGGGTGCCGGGGTGCGGTAAGACGCAGTATATAGTGCAAAATTTTGAGGAGGGAGACCTATTGCTCACTACCACTCGTACAGCTGCTGCGGATCTGGCCAGACGCGCAGGAGAGAGATTTCCCAACTATAAATTTGTTCACACCATTGACAGTTACTTGATGAACGCTAAAACGCAGCACGACCGCGTGTACATTGATGAGGCTCGCATGAGACACGCAGGTGTTATACATGCCGTGGCTCTTAAAGCTAAAGCACGGTGTGTGATCTGTCTTGGTGATGCACTGCAAATTCCATACATAGAAAGGGTGCCACATATACAACCAATGCATAGTACACTGAACTTTACTGTGATGGACACGCTCGATACTAGTCATCGCTGCCCTCAGGATGTGGCGGCATTGTTCTCTGAGGAGTACCAAACTAAGGCAGGACACCCGTTTAAGACCACGTCACCAGTCAAGACATCCCTGCAGCTGGAGGCCATTCATGGCATTGCAGGAGTCCCGAAGAGAGAAGCGCACTACCTCACATTCACCCAGAGTGAGAAGGAAGACTTGATTAGGGCTGGTTATGGGGACTGGGTTAAGATCCGAGCTCGAGGGAAAGATCGCATGGCTTCGGCTGTTAATACTGTTCATGAGTACCAAGGTAGCCAGGCCCGCGATGTAGTGCTCGTCAGGCTTGATCACTCTCAAGGAAAGACTATTTATGATTCGCCTAGCCACATACTGGTGGCTTTGACTAGGCATACTCAGAGGCTTACATATGCCACTGTGGTCACTATGGACTTGACATCAACTCTAATACAGAAGGTCACTATGTCAGGTGGGGCTCTCACTAAGCGGGAGGTGGCCAGTCGCTATGATCTAGCTGCTGAGCCCCAGGATTTGTGTCTAGAGCCTGAAGAGTACTCTTACTCTCCTGCGCTGGCAACCATCATTGAAGCCTCGTGCCAAGCAGAAGCATGGAATGATAGAGTTGTGTCGTATGCCACCCAGTCGTGGCCTGAGCCCTTGATGAGTGAACCAGAGTATTGTGAGCCTGATTTCCAACACATACAGAGCTGGGTTGATGATTTTACCGGGGTTTGCGGTTGGGAGGACACGTCCTTCGATGCTGAGGGTGTAGCCTTGTGTGACCTCAGTATACCTGCGGCTCCTGGCTCCATAACGCTGGGTGAGGCCCCGAAGTATGAGGATTACCCGAGAATGGAGCCTGCGTTACGCACTAGTTGCTACCGCCCCAGACTCAGGACGCAGCGTGAGACACTGCTCGCGCTGGCCAAGCGTAATCTGAATGTTCCTGATCTTCAAACACTGATGGCCACCAAAGACACTGCCCGGGCTATGTTTTATGGGTTCAAGCAGACTTATTTGATTAGTGACGAGCCATTTCCACCTATTGGTCCAACTCAGCAGTCGCTTAGGGAGTGGTTACAGACCCAGCCTGAAGAGACACTGAGGCTTATAGATCCTGAGGTGAACCTGCTCTCATTAAAATCAAGTACCTATGACTTCTCCATAAAACCCACAGTAAAGCCTTCGATGAACAGAGATGCCGCAAGTGTCATCCCAGCTCTGCAGACTATCGCGGCTCAAACCAAATTTGTGAATGCTATATTTTGTCCTCTCTCGCGCATCGTCAAGGAGAGACTGTTGTCATGCGTGCGATCGAACGTGTGCATATTTACAGATATCTCCCCTGAGGACTTTGCTAGGAAGATATCGAGCATTGTGACCCCGGATGAGATTATGAATGAACCGGTTGCAGAATTTGACATATCAAAGTATGACAAGTCACAGGGGGAGCTAGCGCTGGAGTTCGAGCTTCTAGTGCTTAAGCATTTTGGCTTATCTGACGAGCTCTTGTCACTATGGCGTCACATGCATACTGATACAATGCTGGTAGACAGGGCCCACGGCGTCAAAGCTAACATCATGTACCAGAGGAAATCAGGAGATGCATTCACCTTAATCGGTAATACCATCTTTAACATGGCCGCTTGCTCTTATGCCTACAATCTGAGGTCAGCCAAGCTCTTGTGCTTTGTGGGGGATGATTCGCTCATAGTGGGAGGGGACATTGCCGGTGATGCCTCGCTCATATTCTCCCAGGCTCTGAATTTGGAAGTGAAAATACTCAGGTACACAAGCACATTATTTTGCTCAAAATTTCTTGTACCTGTCCCAGGAGGATGGGAGTTCATACCAGACCCGTTGAAGGTGGTCATCAAGCTCGGCCGCCATGACATTGTCAATGAGAAACACTTAGAGGAGTACCGTAGATCTCTAATGGAC